ATCTACAATAATAATTCCAGGGTTTTTAAGGCCAAGAATGGCGAGCAATTGCCAGCGGGCTCCCCTGGTACTACCATAATCAATGATGGTAGGCCGACGTAATGCACGGTGTGATCAGAGCCCAGAGATATTCCGAAGACGACAAGGACATTCTTGTCAAGCTCGCTTATGCCGAGGCTAGGGAAGATTTCTGGTGCTACCGCAAGGTCATGACTCCCTCTCTCATTGAGGGCTGGTGGCAGATTGAGGTGGCAGCCGAGCTCCAGAAGTTTGCTACGGACTTCTTTGCAGGCAAGCGTCCCAAGCTGGTGCTCCAAGCACCCCGTCAACATGGCAAGTCAACCCAGGTGCAGGACCTGGTGTCTTGGCTTCTTGGGAAAGACCCTTCTCTTAATGTGATCTTTACGTCCTACTCCGAGCGTCTTGGCATACGCGCGAATGGGCGGCTTCAAAGAGCATTTGCTACGCCTGCTTATCAGAGCATTTTTCCAGATACGAAGTTGCCTGAAGTGGGTAGGGAAATTGGCGCCAAGCAACGCAACCGCAACATGATTGAGTTTCTCAATGCCGACGGCTCGTTCAGGAACACCACTGTAGGAGGTCGTGTCACTGGTGAGAGTTTGGACCTCGGTATTGTTGATGATCCAATCAAGGGTCGAGAAGAGGCTAGCTCCGAGATCATACGGGACAAGACCTGGGAGTGGTTCACTGACGACTTCTTGGGGTGTTTCTCTCAGAGAGCAGCGCTTTTGGTGATATGCACCAGGTATCACGTAGATGACCCGGTTGGGCGCATGATTGAGACTATGCCTAACTTGAAGATCTTACGGTATCCGGCCCTTGCTGAGCGAGACGAGCGTCACCGCAAGAAGGGGGAGCCACTCTTCCCAGAACTGAAGAACTTAGAATTTTTGTTGGAATGGAAGAAAATCCTTACACAAGCTGGGTTCGAGAGTATCTACCAGCAAGCTCCATTCATGGTAGGTGGTGATCTTTTCCAGATTGAAAAGTTCAAGATCGAGAAGTTCTTGCCCGCAAAAGAGATCAAGCGTTCGGTACGCTATTGGGACAAAGCATCGGTTGAAGAAGGTGGTGCCTACTCAGCTGGTGTTCTCATGCACTTGTTGAAGGATAATACGGTCTTCATTTCGGACGTTTGTCGTGGGCAGTGGAAGGCGCTCAAGCGTAATCAGATCATTAAGCAGTGTGCTCAGATAGATTCTTCCCAGTTTCAATCCTACAAAATATTTGTTGAGCAGGAGCCTGGTTCTGGGGGCAAGGAGAGTGCAGAGAGTTCTGTTAGGGATCTTCTTGGATTTGTGGTTGAAGCTGATAAAGTGACTGGTTCAAAGGAAAATCGTGCGGAGCCGTACGCTGCACAGGTAGGGGCTGGGAATGTGAGTTTGTTGGCTGCTGATTGGAATCGAGATTATCTGAACGAGGCTGAGACATTCCCAGAGTCTAAGTATAAGGATCAGATTGACGCTTCGACTGGGGCGTTCAATAAACTCACGTTAGGGCTTCAGTACGATGACAGCCTCAGTTGGGTTGACGGACATGGTGTATGATATGATGATAATGGCTGCAGTAGTGGTTATTTTCATAGTTTCGTACGTTGTCTTTCTAAGGTGGTGGACACCACAGTTAGTCACTGCGTTGCTGGGGTATGATCCATATCCAGTGGTGAAGCAAAGGAGAGCGTCATGGTCATAGAGCTTTTATGGCTACTCGTAGCGGCTGTTGTCTTGTGTATAGTCGTGTACATCGCCTTTTGGATCTTGGAGGCTATTGGTGAGGTCAAGATCCCAGATAAAATCAAGAAGTTGATCTGGTTGGTTGTGGCCTTGATTATCTTGATTTGGGTTGTTACGGCCTTGATGGGTTATGGGCCGATCCCGCTACGCCTAGGTAGACACTGACTAATGCCCACTGACTTGCCCACACCACCACCAGGACACGACCCGGTTGTGATCTGGATTTTTATTATGATGCTGGTGATGATCCTTGTGGTGGTAGGTGTGCTGTTTTCGGTGACTTAAGGAAAAGCTTGACATGGTAGAAGCTACTCAAATGAACTTGTTCATGGCTGACAACCTGGCCAATGTGATTAGTGGGCTTGGCACGTACAAGGACAAGTCCGTTTCCACGCAGTACGTGTTTGTACCGCTGAGCATTGGCCAGCTCGAAGCGGCCTACCGCGGTGACTGGATTGCCCGCAAGATTGTGGACATTCCAGCCCACGATTCCACTCGTATGTGGAGGGAGTGGAAGGCCGAGAAGGAAGAGATTACCAAGATCGAGGACCTGGAGAGAGACCTCGATATCCAGGGTAAGGTCAATCGGGCTATGATCTTGGGGCGGCTCTATGGTGGAGCTGCGCTCGTGATTGGTGTTGACGGAGCGGGTGCTGAGAACCAGGAACTCGACGTAGAACGTGTCAAGCAGGATTCGCTCAGGTCCGTGACTGTAGTGCATCGCTATGAGCTTGGTGGTAATGATATTGATTGGGATCTCAATTCCAAGAACTATCGCTTTCCCAAGTTTTATCAGATCAAGTCTGGTGAAGGCCAGATGCTGGATGTGCATTGGTCCCGTGTGATACGGTTTACAGGTTCGCCTATTCCTGATCCGAACCAGGCACCAGACGGTTGGGGAGACAGCGTCTTGCAGGTGGTTGATACCGCTATCAAGGGTGCTGGAATGGTCATTGGTGGGATTGCAGCTTTGGTGAACGAGGCCAAGATCGACGTTATCAAGATCCCCAATCTATCCGAAAGACTCTCCACCAAGGAGTATGCGGACAAGTTGGCATTGCGCATGTCTTATGCCAATGTGATCAAGAGCATGAACAATGCCTTGCTCATTGACGCGGCTGAGGAGTGGCAGAGAATAACCACAAGTTTTGCTTCTCTCCCTGACATTCTCCAGAATTATCTCATGTGTGCTGCTGGTGCTGCTGACATTCCGGCTACGAGATTGATTGGTCAATCTCCCAAGGGCCTTAATGCTACTGGAGAGTCCGACGTCAGGAATTACTATGATAAGATCAAATCCGAGCAGAACACTATTCTCAGGCCAGCTCTGTCTACGCTCGACGAGGTGTTGATTAGATCAGCATTAGGGTCGCGTGACGAGGAAATATTCTATGAGTGGAATTCTTTGTGGCAAATGACTGAGAACGAGGCGGCTGATCTCGCCAAGAAGAAGGCTGATACTCTTCAGATCGATGTTAATACTGGGCTCATAGACCAGAACGCTCTTCGGATAGGGCGTGAGAATCAGCTCATTGAGGATGGGACCTACCCAGGGCTTGATCAGACGTTACAGGACCAGGAAGCTGGGGAGATACCGACCGAGGAAGTGGAATTTGCTGGTGATCCCGAAATGAACCCGGACCATCCGCAGAATGTAGCGGCTTCTGAAATGGCACAAGCCGAGGCCAAGAAGGCGCAGTTCCATGCCAAGAATCCCTTGGCTGAGATCAAGGCCAAGGCTCAAGCCAAGAAACCACCTGCCAAGAAGAAGAAGGTTGGTGACGAGCTACCCCAGGACGAAGGCGATCCTGGTGTGGAGGTTGGTGACGGTGCTGTAGAAATCCCCCTCGATCCCACTACAGCACCGTCACCGCCTGTGATCATAACTAACGTCATGCCTCCGTACCAGGACGTTTCCCACCACGGTTTGTCTCTTGAGCAGTATGACGCGCTCGGGGTTCAGTTGTCCAAAATTATCACTGACGCTATATCAAAAGTTATATTGACTTCCCCTGCGCCTGTCCCGCATGGTGGGCGGGTGAAGCGTGTAATCAAGGACGTCGAACATGATGACGAAGGCAAGATTACGCGTATGATTGAAACAACCGAAGAGGAATGAAACCATGGATAACTGCAATGCTGAGATTGATGCCCTTCTGGCAGCCAGGAAGAACGGTGAAGGCAAGGACTGGGTGAACGACAAGGAGTTTGCGAACGCCGAGCACAAGTGGCTGTTCGATGCGGTCTGTTTGCTCCTGAGGTCGGCACGCCGTGGCGTCGACAGGTAACTGAGCTGAAATGCTACTCAATAATAAAATTGAGAGAATCACGACCCT